CCTAAAGATAACATACCTCTAAGTTTTGTACCTCCTACAGTATAAGTAGCTTCAGCTTCTATACCCTTATGAGTAACATCAATATTTCTAAATTGAGCGCTTCCATCAACTCCTTGCTGATTAGATAAACTTCTAGAAACAAATCTATTACCCCAATTAGTATTATAAGCATTTATATTAAGCTTTAATCTTTTGCCTGTATATCCGTATCCAATCTCAAACGATTCGATTCTTTCATTTTGTAAATCAGGATTAATATCATTTCCATAATTAGGGAATACAGCATCAAATAATGGTTGTCTGTCGATATATCCAGCATTTACAAATACGTTAGATTTAGCATTAAAATTATAGTTAATACCACCTTTTAAATATCCACCACCTAAGTTAGC